AACATCTGACGCCAAGCGCAAATCTTCGTCCAGTACTCCGTCTCGGACATAGCCGTTTGTCGTGATTTTAAAAATTCGGCTATGCTTCCGTTTGCCGAAGCCTGACTGAAATACACCGATGGTTTTAGCATTTTCGTATTCGTGTTCCTCGTCGAAGATCAGGCAGGCCGAGCGCTTACCATCTTTAGTCCTGGCGTTTGACGTGTTGAATTTGATATACGACTTAGTGTTAAGGTTTCTGATGATTTCCTTGGATTTATAAAAGAACTTCTTCGATTTGCTCCACGTGTCTTCAAGTACCTGATAAATATCGTTAAAAGAGGTCTGGGCCTGTTCTTCACTGTTAGCAATAATATCAACGTTGTACCCTTTCACCCCGTGATACTTTGTAGTTAGATACCAAGCAAGACCGGAAATAAAACCATTCTTTCCATTACCGCGGCCCATCATGATAAAAAATTCATCGAAAACAACTGTATCGTTCGACTGATGATAGCAGTGTACCAAGGCAATAATAAAGCGCTCCCAAGGAAAGAGCGTCATTCCAAAATACCGTTCGATTAACTCAACGGCTTTCTCAATTCTCGTAAAATCTATAAATACATCTTGGGCCGATAGCTTTTTCTCAATGTGGTCCATCGCCAGTATCAATTCTTTACTGGCCGGGGTTTTACCGGAATTGATGTCGTCCATGTACACGTCGATGTACGGATGATAATTTCTTTGCCTACATTTCCTCATCGCTATCATCTGCCATTCCCGCGCTGCTGGCTTTAAGGTTAAGCTCGCTTAGGATCTTGAGCATATGGGCGTTGGTCTTATTTAGTTCAGCAATGCTGTCGTTCTTTTTGTAACCCCATTGTGCCGCTTCTCCTGTTTCCGGGTTGATAGGTCCGTTGGTCCATTTTATTGACACGCCTCGTTCCCTAATATCCTTGATGAGCTTGTTTTTAATATCCCAGAGGGCCATGTAATCCTCGATGAGGTCTAGATAATGGCTGCCATAGATGCCCTTTCGGTCTAGCTGATCTATGAGGTCCCGTCTTATTTCTGTTTTCGTTTTTTTCTTGATCTTGGCTTCGCTCATTTGCCATACCCCCTCCCTCATACGAGAAGTTGAAGAAATCTCTTTTGTCCATAACCCACCCGAGTAAGGCCCCTCCAGATTAAAATGCAATTTTATTTGACGGGGGGCGGCTGATTCCAACAGCGGTTTCTCCGCTACCCTTCACCAGTTCACCAGCTAAAGATTCTAAAGCATTATCAATGCCCTGGTGTAGTTGATACGAAACGAATTGTTCAATGTCCTCATAACTCCATGTCTGCAATACCTCCTTAGGAATACTAGCAGTCATGGTAAGTTGTAACTCTTTCATCCTACTCCCACCTCTCCTCCGTTAACGGTTTCTTCTTTTCCTTCTGCCTATATCCGTGAACTTCTTCATGGCAGTTGTGACATAGCGGAATAAGATTCTTATACTCCTTGCCTCGAAACACATAAGTCTTGCTCAATGCCAGCCTTGGGTGCTTACGAACATAATTGACATGATGCACCGTGTTAGCTCGCTTGTAGAAACCTCTCTCTTTACACCGTTGGCACTCGGACTTATGTTTATCTAGTACATCCGACCTTAGCTTTAACCACTGGCTAGACACATAAAAAAGATGCAATTTGCCATCGTCAATAAGGCCCTGCACCCATCGACCCACTGAATCTTGGTTATGAATATCAATCATAGTTGACCAAAATAAAAAGAGTCTTGCGACTCTTAGCTACCGTACTTTTCTTTTAACTCATCCATCTTGGCTTTGATTTGCGCCCTAATTTTTTGTTCCTGCTTTTCCAAAACTTTTTGATTATATTGCTTATTAGCAAATTTACTCTGCACCTTCCTGATCTTTTCTTGCAATAACCTGACTTCGGCATCTGTGTAAAAACTTACATACTCATGACCGCAATGAGTACAGTTAAAGTAAATCTTCTCGATATCCTCATTTATCTTGGCAGTTTTGAACTCGACTATTTCAAACTGTTCTTTGCATCCAGCATCACAGATAGCTTGCATATCGACACCTCCGCGTATATTTTAACATATCGAATAATAAGCCAAAACAAAAAGAGCCTCACGGCTCATTTATTTTACATTTCTGTTATAATTTTCTTACCTTACCCATTGACTTATACACATTAAATGTGTATAATATAATTAAGAGGTGAGGAGATGAAGCGCAAAGACCTGATCAGGCTTCTTGAGAAAAATGGTTGGTGGTTCAAACGAGAAGGTCACGACCACACCATCTACACCGACGGAACCCACAACGAACCAATCTCAAGACAGATAGAAATTGATGACATACTAGCAAAAAAATCATCAAGCGGCGGGGTTTGAAATAAAACCTCGTCGCCAATAAAAACTATAAAGGAGTGTTTAGATTGATTAAAGCATATCCCATTATCCTGACTCCCACGCAGCGCGGCTATGTTGTAACCGTTCCTGACTTGGATATAAATACTCAAGGGTCAGATATTGCCGAAGCCATCTATATGGCCCGCGATGCAATCGGTCTATGGGGAATAACAGAACAAGATGATGGACGGGAAATTCCTGAACCATCCACGTCTGAACCAGACCACGAATCTAACGAAATAGTTACCTGGGTAGATATTGATTTTGATAAATATCGTAAGGCTAATGATATGACAACAATGCGTATAAATGTCTCTGTCCCGAAGTATCTCAAGGTCTTAGGCGATGAAGCCGGAATAAATTTTTCTCAGGAACTACAAGAACGCCTAAAGGAAAGACTTATCAAAAACTAACCTTGGCCGGTCATGTTAAGCAGTCCTAGTGGCTGCTTTTTCTTTTGCCATCAAGAAGAATTCTTGGGACAAATTTCCCACCGCATTCACAATGCTCACGACAATCAAAAACCTGCCAATTCTCATTGCTTTCTTTTTCATCTGGCTTCTGTGGAGTACCACACATTTCACATACCGGTTGCATATCAATTTTATTTTTCACTCAATCCACACACCCCTATTCCCCCGCATCATCCTATCCATGGCTCCATGCTCACTCTGCTCCTCGGCCAGCAACTCATCCTCATCCCTGCACCTTTTCCCCGTCCACCGGTGGCAGTTGATACAATTTACCTTATCTCGCTTATCTATCGGATCGTATAACTTGCACAACTGAATCACCTCACGATATAGGACGACTCTACGCCGTGCCCGCAACATGCTGATACCGCCCCGGAGATATGCCCAAGGCAAGCGTCATGCCCCTCTGGAGTTGGTGGCTTACCACATTTGGCGCAAGGGCGCTTCGAGTCTATGGGCAGGCCATTATCAACGTATATCCAGCTGCCATCCTCAAACTTGATCAGATGCCCTCTGCTATATGATGTGCTCAAACTGCATCACCCGCCTTAAAATATAATAAGCGACCAGTCTATGTTTCACCTGGCCGCTTGAGGAGGAAGTTTTCTTTTGTCGAAAGGAGCATTCCTACAGTGCCATAATACTACGGAAATGATGTCTAATACTGCCAAAATACTGCCACTTTATTTACAGTACCCTCATCCTTAAAGCAAACCGTCTGATTAGCTCTCTTTTATGCCGATAATATGTTCTTTCTGTGATGTGAAGTTCACGCATAATCCCAAAATCAGTATGGTATCCCTTGAAGTATTTCATCTCAACTAATTTTGCTTCCTGCTCTGACAACTCTTCCAATACATCCTCGATACACATGATGACATCTTTAGCTCTGGCTATCCTACTCTCATTAGCCATGATTTTCACTACTTCGGTGTGCACTGAATCGCTGGTCTGGTTTTCCGGAAACCTTCCTGTTGGGTCCTTAGCTAATCCTGACTTAGCCCCAGAATACAACAGCTCTTTATCATAATCTGCAATAAGCTTTTTGTAAGTCGGATAATTCCTAAGCTCAGCCTCAACGTATTGGTAAATATGCTTTTCGATTCTTTCTTCCATTGCTGTCACTCCTTCTCAGTCCCTGCCCACTCCCATAAGTTACTGCCGCCCGGAACATTCACAAAACATTTACGATTACAGCCCTTTGCATACCTGCAGACTCCACAAATTGATGGTTTAAAATCTGCATTTGGACGATAGCCACAAAGATAATTCAGCCCTGCTACCGCTGCATCAAGTTCGGCTTTGAGACCAGCTTTCTCATTTGAGCATCCATCCATCTGCCCCCCATCTACTCGACGATTCCAAGCCTCCAGAACTTGATAAAAGTGAAAATCCTTTTCTCTCCCAAATTCTAACCCACAACTCTCGCAGTAGACCATAAATGGATTACCGTTATTTATTCCGAACACTTCAACTTCTCCCCCGCAGAAAGGGCACGGTTTAAATTTGTTGACTGTTTTCATGACTGTGCCTCCATAATGCTTCTAACTTTCTCATGGCTTTCAGGATTAACTGAGAACCATCTAACCTGCCGCATTGGAATATGTCTATTGGAGCCATTAGCAAGCCTCATCCATAGCAAATCTGAACCGAATCTCACTTCTGCAGCTTCAAATTCTTCCAGATATCCGTCGAACCACCGAACATTAACGATTGTATTCATGTCTTATAGTCCCTCCTTCAATATCCGCACAACTTCCCGACTCCCCACCACAACAGCCCCCATCTCGACAGCTCGCCGCCGCAGTGCCTCACTGGTCACATCATAATGCGGCCACTTCGGATTATGCCCCTGGAACCAGCTCCTCCGAAGGCCCAGCTGGCGGGCGAACCGGTGAAGTTCGCCCAGGTCCCGTGAAACCAGGTGGCCGGCTTTGTCGATATAAATCATAGATACTTCCTTTCACCAGGCCGCGGGAAAACATACTTTTTTACGTTTCTCGGCTTTCCACAACAGGAACATAAATCCATCGGGGCCATTTCTTGTTCCTCTTTAAACTCATACACTTCAAGGTAGTGGGGAAAATGTCGCTCATGCATTTTTCACACAGGTTTCTTATCTTTCGTTTATTGTTTATCCACATCTATCTGCACCACTTCACCCCCAGTGCCCATGCCGCTTCATGATGGCCACTACTTCCGGGGCATATGGTTCATCGACGTTGATCACGAGATAGCGGTTGTCAGCTTCTTTATTGTCAAATGTTCGGCCAGCGCAAATCCCAAGGGAAATCATTCTTAGCTTAAATCTCGCTTCCTCATCTAAGTACTTCCTGACATCCTCACATTTCAATACAATGAATTTCTGGACCATCCCGGACAAAAAGCTGTCATTATCAGCACCATTATTCTCATCACCATCGGCCACCAAATACCCTTTGCTCCTCAACTTATTCTCATGAACTTGCTCCCATAAAAACGGACTATAGCCCATTTTTTCACACAGGGTAAAAATCATCGTCACCGCACTTTGGGCCACATCAAAGGCCTCATCAAGCATCCTGGACTCCAGGGTCTCCCATGGCTCCAGTTCCGGTTCTAGATTAATCTTTTCCCCACTGGTTCCCTGGCCCTTGCCGATGAGCTGTAGCAGTTCACCTAGCTCCTCAATCAATTTCATGGTGCAGGATTCCACTGTAGGGGTAAGGCCGTTGAGTTTATGGAATGTAAGCGAGTTTTCCTCTATGGATGTTGTCATAGGGCAATCTCCTCTCTCTTGTTTATCACTTTCACTCGATGCCCGGTTCCCACAGGATAGACATAAAGATAATCAGTTTTACAAATTGCCTTGACCAGTGTATCTCTATTTACCCAGTTGATAACAGCTTGCCGGCTTAAAATCATTTCACGATAAAAGGAGGAAAAAGGCACATCTTCTTGCTCTCCAAATCGTTCGATAATTTCAGCCTTGTTTACCATTAACATCAAGGCACAATTAAGGACCATGCCTGATTCACGTTCTCTTTCTAATGCTTGAGAAATATGATTTTGCATTTGATTGTTTTTCTTAACCTCTTCCGTTAATAACTCCATCTGTTCCGCAATCTGCTGCAGATAATAAACCTGAGCTCTGGTTTCAGTCCAATTTTCATTTTCCTTTGGTACGACATTAAGCTTGATCAAGGTGTTACACCCCCTCTTAATCCATCTCTGTAATTTTCACTCCGAGAATACCACCTAAAAATCTAAATCCTTCTTTAGAAAGGAAATAAAGCTGTGGGTTTTCTCCGATACCATTCTCAAAAGACTGTTTTTTTGCCAATCCCTTTGAAACCAAATCGTCCCAGCCTCTATTATCGTCCGAAGTTATATAGCGATTTCGATAAGCTTTATATTTTCCTCGTTTAACTCTTTGGGCATCGAATCCGATACAGTGCTTCATGTCATCTGTTTGTTCCGCCGTTATGGTCAGATCAATGTTTGCCTTATTCATCTCCCTCACGCCCCCTTCAGCTTTTCCACAATACCTTCCCGGAGTTTCGTCCGGTTCAGCCCATCCCAATGGCCATCCAAAGCCCGGCCAATCTGTACCAACCAAAAGGCGTCACATTCATCATTGCAAACAAATTCGATCCCGAATTCTTTGTACGCTTGGAGAATCATGGCAGGCTTATCGCAGTTCCCTTTTCCTGTAGCAAATTTTTTTAAAGTGGAAGGATTAACGAGAAAAAATTTACCCCATAAATTCATCCTGTAAATTGTGCTTTTAATTACCCCAACCAGCTCTGCTCGCTCAATCGTATAACTTCCTTTAGAACCGGCCGGAAGCTCTTCCATAATTATCTTTACTGGGAAACCAGAAAGATAATTGACTACCTCATCATGAATATCAACTATTCGCTCAAACCCCGTTTTCTTACTTTTATAATTACTGGAACTGATATATGGCGAAATTCCCCCCGCCACACAGAAACCCGGCGATGTCAATGAAGCATCTATTCCAAGATAATAACTCATCCTAAATCACTTCTTTCCTTCTCTCTTCTCCATGCAGCACCATCCATTTCCGCTGGTGCTGTTTCTTCCTGGCGACCTTGCATCGGTCACATATCTCTGCCTTTGTTCGTTTATAAAATTCAGTCCCGCAGCGCCGGCAATACTGAGGTTTAATCCTGATAAAGTTCTCGCAAAAATCACATGATGCCTGGCCAGCCAAACAGCGATCATCCCAATTTTCGCAAAGCTCGCGCTGCCAGTACTCGCTGCCCTCGTAATATTTGCAGACCTTCTCCCTAAGAATGACCGCAATTCTAGTCAATCCGGACTTGACCTGCGCCCTTTCCTCTGAAGTCAGGCAATTGTGAAGAGTAATTTTCCGATCAGGACGATGATCTCCCCATTTTCCCTTACCTATAATCTGGGCCACCTTATCCAAGTTTTCAGAGAGATACATGATATACACCTTACCCCTGATGGCCTTCACAGACTTTCCCAACCGATCAGACATATCCTCATAGCTCAGTCTCTGTTTAATCATTTCACCCAGCTGGATGTACTCAGCTTCAGTCCATTTGATCTGATTATCAGCCTTTATAGGGCGTTCTTTCAGACCAAGATCATTGATTCGACGCTGGATGGCCCCTTCTGAACGCTGAAGCTTTATTGATAGTTCTTTGCAGTTATACTTAAATTGCTTCAGAAGGTCATGGAGAAGCTTATCCTCACTCTTGGTCCATGGTGTAGTTTTTATTTTGATACGGGACTGAAAATCTGACCGTCGCTGTGCCTTTACCCAGGCAGGCTCTTCACCCAAAATGCCGATTTCAACGTTTGACCAATTGATCATAGATCGGTTCTTTTCGGCCCATTTCCAAAAATCTTTAAGATAGACCACTTTAAACTTATTTTTAAGGACCCTTTTGTACTTAATCGGGAATCCACGGTTTTTTACCCAAGAGGTCATAAAGTATCCAGATCCACCAGTAATCCCAAGTGCTTTCAATAGTTGATTAAATGTCACATATTCGCCACTATCCAGAAAGGCCCCTAACCCTAATCTATCTTTCTTGATTCTTATAGCTTCAACGCTTCTGTTTAGGCGGGATGCCATTGTCTCCAGGGATGCAGATCCCCAGTTATCCTGAAGGTAATCCAACTCTTCCTTTGTCCAATTTCTCTGTTTTCCCATAGCTCACCTAAACAGCCTCCCTTGTTCTTCTATTTTTTTGTTTTTGCGATGGTGCGGGCATCGTACCCGTCCTATTCTCTTGCTCCGCCTGAGCAAACAACCCCTCCGGCAACTCTTCTTCCGTAACTTTGCCGGCACGCGTCAACTTTAAGATAGACACAAGCTTATCTCTTATCGGATCCAGATATTTTTGCTTAATCTCATCCCATTCTTGCTCCGACCATTCCCCTGGGAGCAGCCGAAAGCTATTCCTAGTTAACGTAAGCTCACCACCGCCGCACCGGATACCGTGCAGGATATAATAAAGCGGCTTCGTGAAATGCCAGGCATTCCAAAGGATATCCTCCCAGTACTGATGATCGACGGACATATCTTTTCTAGGGTCTATAGAACCATAGATCCTTTTTGCTTCTTCAAAGTCATTTTCCGGTGGAGTGAATGAGATGGAAGCTATCTTCGATGACTGTCCTTTTGATTCAATCATTTCCATATATTTACTCATTCAACAAATCCCCTTTCTAGGTGGACAGGGTGGACAGCAGGTGGACAGGTGGTAATTTTTAGGTGTCCACCCCGCAAACCCTTGCAGCTTAACGCTTTGAAGATGGTAGTGGACAGGTGGACAGCGGTTTGGTGATTTTAAGTAATATCAATTTTTCCGGACTTATAATCTTTGTCACTGTATTAAAGGCTAAATTTGCTGAGAGTTACGTTTTAGCTGTCCACCTGTCCACCTCTGCCCGCAAAGCCTTGGTATCACGGGGTTTGAGTAGTGGACACCTAATTTTTTCCTGCTGTCCACCCCCTGTCCACCCTGTCCACATTGCAATACTTTTCACAACTCTGTACTCTTCTTCAGACTTTGAAGCCCTAATATTCTTCTTCACCCCCTGGATCATGGTTGTGTCCAAGTTCATCTAAAGAGTCAGCGATTTCCTGAATAATTTCATTGGCCTGGGACAAATCAATAACAGCAGCTCGTCTTCGGACTTTGCCGATAAAGCATCGGTAAGAACTATCCAAGCAGTAGGGCTCTTCCCTGAGGTACTTCATGATAGACTGCAAGTCAAAAGGTTCTCGGCCTGTCCGCTTGCGATAGTAGACACTCCATTCGCTGTAAACCCCCTGCAGCCATACATAAAGCTTGTTATCCTCCACCTTCATATGCTTTAGCCCGACCTCATGGGAGCTAATCATGGTATTGGTATCCTGCCAGAATTGGTTGAGCATATGATCCTCTTCGCCTGTTCGCTTAATTTCCTGACAGCTCTGCTCAACCCACTTAATAAACCCCGCATCCTCCGTAACCACCGAATCAAAAGCAGCTGCACAAATAGCCCAGTTTTCCGCCGTCCTATCGGTAATCCCCCTGGAAACCAGGGTTCTTTTTAAATCAGCAATATTGACCATAATCCTGTCTTTGTACATGTCATAATCCCTGATGAGGCTAAATGTAAGGTAACTAAAATATTCACTTGACCGGTTAATCCATTCATAGAACTCCCGTTGTCTCTTATAGGAGCTAATCTGCAGCGGAATGCATCGTGTAAACAGGCCATTGTCTTTGGGCAGCTCTTCCCCGGATATGGAGATTACGGAGTGGACAGAAAAGCCCTTGCTTTGAAACGCTGTGGCTGTCCCTTTTCCGGATACTTGCCGGTTGTATGCTGAGCGAAACAACCCATCCTTTTCTATAACGCCAGACTCATTACGGTACTCATCAAACCAAACTCCTAAGCTACTCCAATAGGACAGAGCACGTGCAATGAAGTTGGCAGTCGTTGTTTTCCCGACGCTGATCCCTTCGGTCTCGATACCAAAGAAACCCATTATCCAGCGCATAAACGTCGTCTTCCCTGACTCCCTCTTACCGTGAGGGAAGAGTATCGGCATACACTTATACTTAGAAAAAATGTCCCGGCTAAATATCGTGGCTATCACCCAGCCTATGGCAATGTACGCCTCATACCCGCCGACAGAGTGCTTCATGCGCTCAGCCACATCACAAATATTGATTTCCTTTTCGCAAAGATGAGGGATTGCATTTTCTCCAACCGTTCGTGAATCTGATGACACACTGAAGCTCTGGGGCTTAAACCCTTTCCCCTCAACCCAAATAATTCCGTCATTGTCCGGTCGATAAATCTTCCCCTCCTTGATGGCCATGTTGCCAAAGAGCCATACCTTATGGGCATCAATCCAGCCAATTTGTTCCGGCATGTAGATCAACTCACCATCATTATTGAGGAACTCATATTCCCAGATGTTAGTCAGGTCCGTGCCGTTGCCCTTGAAGATATAATTGCCCTTACTTAACACAAACTTCTTAAAAGCATCGGCGGCAGCCATGGCGCTGGACTCAATCGGAAACACATCCGATACCTCACCATAGGTATTCACCATCTGTACATTCCGGATCACGCTATCCTGGGTAAAGAAGTTCGACTTGATGTTGATGACAAAGTTGCTGATTTCTTTGTCATACTCTTGCCCATTGGTTCCCGGAACGGTGATGCTATACTTATTGAATTCCCTCTTCACATTCTTTTTGGAAAAGTGTTTGGCAATTTTACGCTTAACAACGCGCTGCCCATCTTCATCCATGGAAGCGAGGAATTCCTTATAAGGCTTTGCCTCTTTGATTACTTTTCTAATTTCTGCAGCTGTCCGGCCCTGGGCCAAGGCTCCGTCAAAATCAATCTTCCCATCCACTCGCCATTCAGCCGGCAGCCAACCCACAGTGGTCTTAAACCCGGCTTGATGAAGCTTATAGGCCATAATGTAGGACCAGTATTGTGTGTCATAGCGCTTATTCAGCTGCTCTTTGAAATTAGGAAGTGATGGGTCACCCTTCTCCTCAGAATCATAGATGACACACACCTCTTTAACATCAAACTCCTGTAGGAGAAAAACCAAGCGGTCTAAATTCTTGTCACCGAATGAACTCGTTCCCGGACCACCAATTCCCGCGATCTCCCAGGCCGTAAGTGCAGCCGCCTTAAACTCGCCTTCGGTAAGGACAATCTTCTTGGGATGATGTCTCAACAGGTACCTGCTGTAAGGCTGAGCCGGGATATTAGAAAACCCTAGCTTATGCGGCCTAAGGTGATACACTTGTCCCTCTTCATCTAGGTAGGGAATAAGGATTCGTTCTTCAAGGAGCTGCTTTTCGGGAAGCAATGTTCCGTTGACATTGCGAAGTATCCCCAATTCAAGGAGCCTGTCACCTGAATACTCCCCCTGGAGCTTCTCGACAATCCCCCTGAGATAATCTCCGCCACTACGGAACTTAAATTCCTCAATCATTTCATCCGTGAATCCACGCTTCTTCTTAAGACTCTCTCGATCCGCAGGGGTGAGAGAGGCCAGCTCGATGAGTCGTTCATAGGGATGCTTCTGCTCAACCTCGTCGGGAGCTGCTTCCTCATGTGGGTTTTGCTCACCACTCTCTGATGGTCCGCCCATCTCTGGGCCCCCAACGTCTGCGCTGCCAGCCGGATTAACATCCATCCCGGCAGCATCTCTCTGACCGGATTGAGCGCCGGACACGCTTTCTCTGCGCTTTTTCTTAGGCGGAGGATCATCCTCCATGCCCAGATAGCTCTTGATGGCCTTAACGGCCTCTCTATTGGTTGTATTGTTCCTCAGTGCATAAAAGGTGATTTGATTCCCGCTTTTATGGCACCCGAAACACTGCCACAGTCCTTTTTCTAAGTTCAAGTTCAACTTAGCCTCGCCACAAAAAGGACAGATCCCTTCGGCTCTACGACCCGTATTCTTTTTGGCTACAAATCCATGGTCCTTGAAAAATGCTGCATTATCCAGCCTGGAAATGATGTCTTCTAAGCTGCTCAAGCTATCACCGCCTTGTTTGTGGGGGCAGGGCCGGGAGGAGGTAAACCGGCCCTGCTGTATCGAAAATTAAGCTGATTGGCTGGGTTTTGCGCCTGCATAGGCTATGATCCTGTCTTTGAGTAACGTGTGCCGTTCCTTTTTTTCGGCATTGTCCAGACAACGCTTCACAGCACTTTCCTGGCATACCATGACCAAGCGCTGCTTGGCCCGGGTAAATCCGGTATAGAAAAGATTTTTCTGTAACATGATGTAATGGCTCCGCATAATAATCATGATGACCAAAGGAAATTCCGACCCCTGGCTTTTATGAATGGTGCTTGCATAGGCCAGGGTTAGGTCGTTGATATCATCGCTGCTGAATGTGACCACTTCCCCCTCAAAATTTACAGCAATACTACTGGAGTCAATCCCCTGAATCACCCCGATATCTCCGTTAAACACACCAAGTTTGTAGTTATTGCGAATCACAATGATCTTATCTCCAAGGCGGAAGAATTTATCTTTACCGGTCTTCTTTTCCGGCTTCAACGCATCGGGAGGGTTCACGATTTCCCGGATAACTTCATTCAGGTTATCCACCCCGACCAGACCCTTTTTCATAGGGGCCAGGACTTGAAAATCCATGATGCCCAATCCCTGGGCCAACGCCACCCTCACCTCAGCTTTAATCCGGGTGACTGCCTTTTCCGGCTCATCTTCCAGGATAGTCTTCCAATCCTTTTCATCCTGGTAAAGGCGGCATTCTCCAAACTCAACCACTCGGGATGCTTCAAGGGCTATACGGCTACCGGAAGCTTGCCGATAGTTGAACTTAAGCCGGGTTGTGACAACCTGGCGGGATTCAATAATATCTTCTAAGACCTTGCCCGGGCCGACGCTGGGGAGCTGGTCCACGTCCCCCACGATGACCATCAGCATGTCACTGGGCACTGCCTCAAACAGGCATTTGGCCAGATGCAGATCACTCATGGAATATTCATCAACAATCAGTAGTCCGGCGGGAAGTTGGTTGTCAGCATTATGTTCAAAGCCGCCATGCATGGGATTGAAGCGGAGAAGACGATGAGTAGTACATGCATCATAGCCCGTTGCCTCCGTCATCCTCTTAGCCGCCCGGCCCGTCGGTGCCGCCAACATAATCAGATTGTTTTTGGCAATCTTCCGGTAGGCTTCGATGATCCCCTTAATGACGGTCGTTTTTCCCGTTCCAGGGCCACCTGTCACTACTGATAATGACTTGTAAAAGCTTTTCTTGATGGCTTCTTTCTGCTCCGGGGCATAGATGACACCGAATTCAGCCTGCATGGCTTCGGTGACTTCCTCCAGCTTGGCCTCAGTATCCGTGGACAAATACTTTCCGTCCATCTGTGCCAGCCGGACAATATCCCGGGCCAGCTGCTTTTCCTCATCCAGCATGGAGGCTAAGTAAATGGCATCCCCTTCCCGGCAGACCAGCCCTCGCTGCTCCAGCTCGGCGTAGGCCTCTTTGATATTTTCTACTCCCACCATGGACTGCTTGCCTAGCAGTTTATCCAGGGCAACGATGGTATCCTTGGGTGTCAGATACACGTGGCCGTCATTGCCGGCTTCACGGAGGGCATATAAGTAGGCGGATTCTACCCGGTAAGGTGAATCCGGGGAAATATTCAGCCCCATCCCGATCCGGTCAGCTACCTTAAAGCCAATACCGTACACTTCATCAGCCAGGACATAAGGATTCTCTTTTACGATGGTTACACTCGATTGACCGTAAGTGTTAAATATCCGTGTGGCTGTACCGATGCCGACACCCTCCTTGCAAATGAGTGCCGCCAGCTCGGCCAGCCTTGTGTTTTTCAGCAGACCTTCCTGAATTTCTCCCCGTTGCTGGGGAGAGAGAAAGTGGAACTGATCCAATACTGCCGGCTCTTCTATGATCCGATTCAGCGCATCCTCCCCCAGAGCATCGACAATCCTTTTCGCCTTGGCAAACCCTACACCATAAGCCAGGGTGGACAGATAAGTCGCGGCCCCTGTCTTCTCCTTCGGCAGAACCACGTCCGCCTTGCAAAAGGCAAACTGCCGCCCGTACTGCGGATGCTCTTTCCACTCGCCGGCGAATTCGTATTCATCACCGACTCTGACTGCTGCCAAGTTGCCGACGGCACTGCAGGAGACCATACCCGTTTCTATCATGTCTTTAGGCTCTATACTGATCACAGAATATCCATTCTGGGGATTGTGAAACCGCACCGACGTGATTTTCCCGGCCAGAGTAGTGACAGGCTGAACCGTCTCTTTTCCTTTTTTCATTCGCGCTGCTGTTGCCGTGGCCATACTGCAATCACATCCTTTCTGCCAAAATTCATAGCATCGTCAAACGTCCACATTGGAATATCCAGTTTATAATTTTTGATGGATCCTCCTGTATCTGTGGCAATACGCCAACCCATTCCTTTTATGAAAATCTTACTCCCCAGCGGAATGATGCCGGGATCCACAGAGACTCCCGCGTCAATCCATTCCGCCGTAGAAACGCCAGAACTCATGACAGTACCGTCGTTCCAACTATTAAGACCGTTTCTGTCGTCCAGCGGAGAATAGGCTGTTGCTTCAAAAACTCCCATCTGCCAAGTGTCCAGAAAGCTATCAACTGAATTTATGAGGTCTCTCTGTTTTTCTGTCAAATTGCTCTGATCGCTCTTGAGCATCTGTATTTCCGTCTGCAGGATTGATATTCGTTGCTTCAACACGATGAGGCTAAGGGAGTTCAAGAGTATGGCACAAGTTAAGAACAGTGAAGCTACTGCTTCCCAAAAACTTATCCTTTTCCAAAAGGGCCTCTTCCTCGTCACATAACACCCCTCCCAAGCTTCTCTCGGGCCTCGCCGATTCGTTTCAAGGCTTCCAACTTCACCCCATCAGAGACATTTTCTAGTGATGCGATCTTTTCGACGATCTCCCGGACCTCAAGGAATTTTTCCTCTCCTTCCTGCTGAAGACTATCGAAGAAGCTTTCTAGCCAATTCTCATGCTCCTTTTTCTCAACGATAGCCTCCCTGTCCAGAACTTCCTCCGCTGGTCGGGACGATTTTAAGGGAATCAGCTCGGCATGGAAGTCTGTTTTGCTGTTAACCGTAAGCAACGCCACTTGAACCCTCCGGTTCATTTCGGCTTGGCTGGCGGACAACCGGCAAAGGGCACCTGGGTTAATGAAGAGTTTGCCGTCTTTGCGCCGGATGATGCCGAATCCATCATGATAGTGGCCGGATATGATGATATCTGCGTTAGTCTCTACATCGTCAATAAGGGTATGGTGCATGGGAAAGGATGGTGAGGCAGCTAAGAGCATGGAGTGAACAACGTGTATTTTGAGACTCTCTCCCGAAAGGTTTGCCGCCATAAATTGTTCTTTACCACTATCCGTATCAGTCTGATAATCAAAACCACAACCTGATATCTCAATTTCATCTAGCCAATCATCGCCATAGGTATTCTCTTCGATATTTAGAAAAAAGCTGAGCCTTTCAAGTAAGCCATATGGAGTCCTGGGAAGAGCATTTTTATTTCCGGCAGGAATATCATGATTTCCTGAGATCGTAAGCACTTCTGCTCCGAATTCTTGAGTACATACTTGCAGGAATTCTCCCAGCTTAGCTATTGTAGACAAGCTAACATTTGATGAATCAAAAATATCTCCAGGGATTATGATGGCTTTAACTCCATGATCATGTGCAATTTGAAACACTTCATAAAGTTTTGTGAGAATAGCTTTCTCATAATTGTCTTTCCGATTCCGGGGTGGTTCGCTTCGAAAATGAAGGTCACCAGCGATAATAAAACTAACAGGCATCATCGCATCTCACCACCGATCATCTCCGCCCGGCTGACGCCTTTTTCCAGCGTCACATACCAGGCCACATCCGCCGCATCAGCCAACACCCCATGGTGGGTGACCATAATGATCTGTCTCCCCGTCTTCTCGGCATACCGCTTCAAGAATGCCGCCACATTGGGCAGATACTCTCGGCTAATCATCTTCCCAGGTTCGTCCAAGATAACTGGCCCCTCATGTTTCGGTCTGGCCAATTCCAGCAACGATAACCTCAGGGCAAGAGACACAACGTCGGTCACTCCACCGCCCCTGGCCGCCTCAGGATTAGCCGAAACCGTGTAATCCTGATAGGATGAGATAACTTGCCACTCGGCTGTGGCACTCCCTCCGCTTTGGCCAAGCTCGATGGCGAAACTAATGCCGGGATCATCAAAAATTGACCTGAGGGCGGCGGTCACCGTCTCCTCAACTTTCTGCTTCAGCTGCTCCCGGGCATATTGGCTGGAGTGGGAGAGCAGGAGTTGCACCTGCTCCCATGTGGCGATATTCTGCGTAACCTTTGCCAGCTCGGCTTCTTTCTGGGTTTTCTGCGCCAACAAAAGGTCACGCTTGCCCTTGGCTCGGTCCAAGGTGATCTTGCGTCGGTTCACCTTGGCTTCTACCTCATGAATGCTTATAGCCATAATCACACCACCTGCTCAAGAACCTGCTCCGTCGTGAGTCCTTCCATTTCAGCCAAGATTTTTTCCGCCTGAGCTAAATTGGTCTCAATGTTCTTTTCCAGTTCTTCTATCACAGCCGGTAGCTGCTCCGGCTCATAACCCAACGCCTTGATTTTGTCCGTCACGGCCTGGAGTTGCTTTTCAGCGGTTTCCAGGTTAGCTTCGGCCCGGGTGCGCTCATTTTTCTTCTGCTCCAGCTTGGCTTTCAGGCTGGAAATTCTATGTTCAACATTATCAATAGACATGATTAAATGACCTCCTTCAATTTTTCGATGCAGATTTCTCCCCCGCAGGTGGGGCACTTGCCTAATTCCCTCATAAGCTGGATGTATTCAGCTTCCAGGCACTCCGCATCCTTTTTGGCAAGTTCAGCCTGTTCTGCGTAGTTCAGCGTCACTCTCGAGAGTGATCCAATATTCGCCAGGTCCGCCCGCAAAAGCTTGACTTTCTCGGACTTCTCGGGAAGAACCGCGATAAATTCCCAAGCATCCTCTATCCGTGCTGTGCTTTGGACCTTTCGGCGCAGGGCTAGGGCTCCTTGATAGGCGTATTCATAGTTACTCAAGAGCCAGTCCAGGCTATCCACATTGACTGCCTCTGTCTCGGCAACTAAAAGGTATGGCATGGCCGATTCATAGTTTTGGGCCAGAGCCTTTAAACGAGATTGGGTTCCTGCTTTGAGTCCGACTGCATACAGGTATTCACCTTTGGCAGCGTTAAGCGTAGTGCCAAGTGTCAAACCATCCTGGGTTGCACTTACAACCGCCATGGCCGTATCAAGGTTAACCAATCGGTGAATGATTACATTGGCATCAGAAATCTTGGACCAAGCTTCAATGTACGATTGGTTCATAAGGTTTAGGCTCCCGTGTTCCGCAGAGTCAAGCTCTATACAGCGAACATAAGCCAATCCCTCAGCGACAGGTCGCAGCCGATCTATTTCAGCCTTTACGCCTAGGACAGCCTCCGCCAGCTTCACAAACTGCTCATGCAGCTCTTTCAGCCGCGCTATCTTCTCCTGGTCCTTCTTCACGGCCTTGATAAGTCTATCCAGCTCTATCAATTGCGCTTCCCTCACTGGGATCCAATCGTATCCTTCTAAGGCATCCTTGGTGGAGTCGATATAATGTTCCAGGCCTTCCCGTTCCCTCTTGGCACGGAAGAGGTCTGTACCCACTTCTTTTCCGGCATGATCCATTTCTTCCGTGCCGGCGAGTTTGCCCAGCACCTTCGCGCGAGCTGGAGCCGGGGTCGAATCATTCCCCAAAAAGGGGCCGGCTAGCTGGTCAGAGAGATTCAGGAGATAGTCTTGATCGCCGATGTGCAGTTTCCGGATGCCGGTGGCCTGCTGAATTTCCAGAGGGACACCGGTTCCGAAGCCCTCATAGGCCTGGCTGTTTACCTCATATCGATTGACGCTACCGCGGGATCGATACCGGGCAACAACAGTTTCATCATCATAGACAGCCCTCACACCACAAATGTCTTTCCCCACCGTAATAAACCCATCACCCCGGGGAGAGTTATACAGAAGCCATTTCAGTGCCCGGATAATAGCGGACTTGCCGCTGTCTGACGGTCCTGTGATGACCGTCAGACAGCCTTGTCCTGCAAATTCGATATGGGTGTTCCCGTGAGATTGAAAGTTCTGGAGCCTCAGGGCCTTTAGCACCCGCCCCGGCTTAATATGGTTCTGAATCATCGCCCGCGCCCTCCACTGCGTCCTGCATGTAGTCTTCATCATCAATGGCAATGTTTTTCCAGCCGTCTACGAACTTCTGCCGAAGCTTGTTGACCTCCAATATCTGTTTTGGAGGCACATCATCCCCATTTTTAAGGATAGCAAGTGCAAATTTATAACCGTTATTAGTGGTTGGAGCCAAGGAGAATTTAACTTGCCTAGCAATATCCGAAATTCGATTAGTGAGCCTGGCACTAAAGAAGTTGTCTATAGCACCAATGCTTGTGGGTGGAAAAGAGATCTGTATTGGCAGCGCATTGTCTGGGGTAAGCAGGAACATCCGGCGCATTTCCTTACAGGCTTTACCTCTGCCCTCTTTGCCGCTACCCCAGGCATTTTGGGGGCACTCGGCGCAGCGGCGAGAATTCCCGTTTTCGTCGGTGCCCATAATTCCATCGAAGCTGGAGCAAAGCGGAGTGGTGTTGCCTTCCTCCCAAAGTCCCCGGGTTTTCTGCTTAAAAAGAACAATAGCCTTTAATTCATCTATGGAGTTCCCGAAAGGGTCCACAAACACTTGAGCATCTTTATTGATTTTGTATCGCTGAGGACGGAAGTTAATTCCGTCGCGGCTTTCTTCGAAGTTTTGCCCCATGACAACGGCCAATTCTTGGACCTCGGCCTCCGTCAGGCCGGTTGTATCAATGCCGGCGAGAATAAGTTGTTGGGCTTGAGTGGTTGTAACTGCTGTAGACATAGCTTTTTCCTCCTCGTTTTTTAAGCTTTATGAGAAATGGATTTCTGACCCAGACTTGCTGAGGGCTAAGTCAATAAAATAAATGATCTCCTTGGCTTCCTCGATAATGGTCTCTTGGGCCTCCCCAAAGTCGGAGAAGTATGGACTAAGGTTGGCCGGCACGGGAGTGGGAGCATCCACAAATGCCTGTAACTTCTCCCGATTGCTCAAGAGCCGGGTACGTTCATCCGGGTTAGTCAAGTCCGGCCCCTCACCGTCGTTGCTTTCATCCCAACCAGGGAAAAGCATGTCGCTCCAGCTTATTTCGAAAACACCTTTAAAAACCTTCTCCCAAGCCGATAGCCCCCCCCAGCTCTTCCGAAGGTATCCAGCTTTTCCTGTGGTTCGGAATCCTGTATATTGGGCGTCGACCTCTTCCTGAGTCATGTTAGGCCAACGGCAGTAAACATCTAATCCCATATCACACCTCCAAACGCATCAGGCTGAGTCTGGCCGCCAGCATATTCCCCACGACCTGATAGGCCTTAAACTCATTCTGGAACTGCTCCAGCTTGAACCGGGCGTTGTCGAGCTCATCCAATGCTGCCTTATATGACTCCCAGGCTTGCTGATATTCCCAATCCATCTTTTTACGAATCTCCAATTCTGCTTGACGGGCTTTATCGTTGGAGTATAAAGGCTTTCCAGCTTCATTGGTCTCTGCTGTTATAATGGACATCAGCATGGACTCCGCATTGACTAGATTGCCTTTGACCACCTCAAAAGCATCAGAAGCCTCTTTCGCTTTCTCCTGCTGGATCCGGATCTTCTCCGGTAGGGCCATAATGTTGGCCTTAAAGCCGGCCACATCTAGCTGTTCATCAACTTTCTTCTGGGAGTAATCCAAGGCATCGCATAGTACCTCAAGAGTTCGATTCTGTTGCTCTACCATGACATTTCTCATGTTTTTGTTTAAATCGTGAGCAAAAACTTTTAAATCCATAATTTACAAACCTCGGCTTTCTCTATATAATGGAGGTGATTTTAAGTTCAACATTTCTAGGTCGCTCCGGCCAGGGTTCCAGCCCTGACCGGAGTCTTTTTATTTGTAAGAGGCCGGTATGCCGGCTCATTACTCCGTGATAATTAGCTTTTCAGCGTCAATCAAGTCCTCCAGCTCAAACAAGAAGTATTCCTTAATGTTTTTCCTCGCCTGAATGGTCCACGCTCCGCCGTCGGCTTCGAAGAGTGCGGCAACAGGTCCCTGCCGTAGCCTGAGCAAGAATTCACCTTCCGGCTGGGAAACCTCATTAAACGTTCTAAAGGGAGCCAGCTTCACAATGGGCGGCACGGTGACATTGGCCACTGTTGCAATGCCAGCCTTAGCCGTTACTGTTTGAGAGATTCCATCATCAGTGCTGGTACGGACATTATCTTCCTTGATGCCGCCTAAAAGAGCAATCAGGGCATCCCGGGCCTCGGTGGGCACAAATGTACTTTTTAACATGATGTTCATTTGCTCCAGGTCAATGAAAGAGCCTAAGGTGATTCTGGGCAGCTCCGCTTCAGCAGTATAGAGATGAAACCGATCCAGATCATCACGGAGCTCAGAATATACGTTAACCTTAGTAGGTCCAGCCACATGAATGACCAATGGGTTGAGTCGGGGGTGCTTGGATTCCCGGGTTACCAGCTCCACGATGCTGGCCAAGCTTTTGGTTGCAAAGGGCTTGGGGGCTACTTCGGGGACTCTGAACAAGTCTCTGGAAGAGTACTTGAGTCCGTTATGTTCAATAATTTCGGTAGGGTTATTCAGTTCCTCAACAAGATATTGCAGCGCATCTCTTTCCATGGGGTTTCATCCTCCTCATTTTTAGGCATTATGCCGCATTTTTACCACGTTGGTAGGCTCACTCTCGAACATTTCCATTTGGTTAGGATCCTGCTTGGTCAGCTCAGCCGCTACCGGTTGGCCATCATGGTTAGTCCCAACTACCAAAGTGGTCGAAATCGGCTTAATGGGGGCTAATGCGGCTTTGGCTTGGGCGGAAATACTGATGGTCTCACGGTTTTCGTCGGGCTTAAGGGTTAGCGTGATTGTTAGCTTTCTTGCGGTTTTGGCATCGGTATTGGGATCCACAATGTTCGCCATGGCTTTGGCAACTTCAATATCGATCTGCTCAGCAATGGCCCCTTTGGCCAACTCCAGGATATTGACGTTTTTAGTTGTGCTCATCGTTTTTTCACCTCCTCTCAATGTCCGACGTAAAAGAACTTGACGCCGTTGTACGTTTTTGAATACTCAAAAGGATAATCCCTGTTGTTTCGGGACGTTTTTATGATTTCGCCAGGGATGTGTGGGAAAAGCGTTTCCCTATTCACGTGAATCTCTTTTCCATGGGAAGAGATTCCTACCAGCCCCTCTTGTTGCAGCTCACGAGTCATTTCTAGGATTGTAATCATGTCATTAAGCGTAAATTCAATAGAAGTCGAGATAGAAGTTGACATTACAGTTACCCCCTTTTATTTTCTGATCACCCGGACACTATCCGTTATCCGGTGAACAATTTCCATTTCGGTCGGCGTATCCTTGGTAACCATCCAGCTGTCTGGATTGAGTCTGCGGGCCTTGATTAGCTCTTTCTGCCGGCGGGTAGGGTTTTTGCCGTGCTTCACGGGCATCTCTCCTCTTTGTGCAGTAT